AATATTATAGCGGATGGCCGCCACGTGGCAGATCTAACCCATGGAACTTCTACTATATGTTTTCCCCCATTTCCCCCAATTCACAAGAGTTTTGAGCGAGAGAGCAATTGGGGGAACACCAATATTTACAGAAAATGCCACGGAAAGGAGTATTTTCTATTAAAGCCAAAAACTATTTCATCACATACCCTCGTTGCTCTCTTGGCAAAGAGGAAGCCTTAGAACAACTTAGAAAAATCCATACACCAGTAAATAAGAAATTTATCAAAATTTCACGAGAGTTTCACGAAAATGGGGAGCCTCATCTCCATGTGCTCATGCAGCTCGAAGGCAAGTTCAACTGCACGAATAACAGACTCTTCGACATGGTGTCCCCAACCAGGTCAGCACCTTTCCATCCAAACATTCAGGGAGCTCGGTCGAGCTCCGATGTCAAGTCCTATGTCGCGAAAGACGGTGACACCATCGAATGGGGAGTGTTCGAGATCGACGGAAGAAGTGCTCGTGGCGGTCAGCAGACAGCTAATGATGCAGCCGCCGAGGCGTTAAATGCTGGAACAAAGGAGGAGGCCATGAAAATCATCAAAGAGAAGTTGCCGGAGAAGTTTCTTTTCCAGTATCATAACCTATCCAGTAACCTCGATAGGATTTTCATGAAGGCTCCGGAGCCATGGTCTCCTCCGTTTCCCCTCTCCTCTTTCACTAACGTGCCGGACGAGATGCAAGAATGGTCGGACAGTTATTTTGGGAGAGGTGCCGCTGCGCGGCCGGAGAGACCAGTAAGTCTCATTGTAGAAGGTGACTCGAGGACAGGGAAGACGATGTGGGCTCGTGCCTTAGGCCCACATAATTATCTCAGTGGCCACCTAGACTTTAATTCAAAAGTCTTCTCAAACGATGTGGAGTATAACATCATTGATGATGTCGCACCGCATTATCTAAAGTTAAAGCACTGGAAAGAGCTTCTGGGGGCCCAGAAAGACTGGCAATCAAATTGCAAGTACGGCAAGCCAGTTCAAATTAAAGGCGGGATCCCATCAATCGTGCTTTGCAATCCTGGTGAGGGTGCCAGCTATAAAGATTTCCTAGACAAAGAGGAAAACATAGGTCTCAGGAACTGGACTCTCAAGAATGCGATCTTCATCACCCTCACAGCCCCCCTGTATCAAGAAGGCACACAGGCAAGCCAAGAGGAGGGCCATCAGGAGGCGCAGGATTGATCTAGAGTGCGGGTGCTCCATCTACTTCCACATAGGCTGTACAGGACATGGATTCACGCACAGGGGAACTCATCACTGCACCTCATGCAGAGAATGGCGTGTATATCTGGGAGATAGAAAATCCCCTCTATTTCAGGATATACAGAGTAGTGGACCTGCTATACACCAGAACAAGGGTGTACAATATCCAGATACGATTCAACCACAACCTGAGGAAAGTGTTGGGTCTCCACAAAGCCTACCTGAACTTCCAAGTCTGGACGACATCGATGACAGCTTCTGGGTCAACTTATTTAGTTAGGTTTAGACGCTTAGTTAATATGTATTTAGACGAGTTAGGTGTAATTTCACTTAACAATGTAATTAGGGCTGTTCGGTTTGCAACAGACCGAGTTTATGTAAGATATGTACTTGAAAACCATGAAATAAAATTAAAATTTTATTAATTAGTTATCGAATCGTAGAAATAGATTCGAATTTTCAATGTTGCATACACGGGGTTAGAAGCATGAGTACATGCCATGTACAATAATAAGGCATTCTCAGTGTGATTCTCGTATTTGCCAGCCTCTTGGTGGTTGTAGACCACATGATTGTTGACCTTCCAAAACCGCCTGACCAAAGCCTGCTCGTTGCTGGCATATTGTCCACCAGTGACTTTGCCATAGAACCTGTGCATAACCTGAAAACGATCCCTGAGATCGTTCTTAATCGTGGCAGTGCTAGGCTCGTTGTCATACATGTTGAACACCTGGCCAAAGTCCATTGGAGTGCCATAGGGTCGACGGTCCCTGACCAACCAGAACATGACACTGTTCGTGTGGTTCTTGAGCTTGATGTTCTCATCCATCCATATCTTCCCTAAAATATACACAGACTTAACACAGAAACGCTTACCCACACGGTGGGTAATGCCATTACCACGGGTGACATCAGAAATACACATCACCTTGCCAACGTGGGAGATGTCATGACGCTGTTCATAGGACTGGACCTTGCATGGGCCTTCACATCCTCTGGGCACATCGGGAGTCCTTAGCGTCCGATAGATCTTGGGCTTCCTGTACATGGGCCTGTTGACCCACTCAGCGGCCTTGTTGTTCCTAGGGCCCAAACCTGCACGAGGGGAGTAATTTAGAGTACGGCGGACCTTTGACATTCCCGCCATTGAACGCCATGGGGCATCCCGCTTAGACATATTGGGTTAGACACAATGGCCCAATACGCTTTTCATATATAGGCCAGACAACAACTTAGGGCCCAAGTTGTTTGAAATATCTAGGCGCGGTAGGCGGAATATGATTGGACAAGAGCGCGAGTGAGAAAAGCGAAGCGCGCGTGAGAAACCAAAGGGGGGAACAAAAGGGAAAAATCGCGCGGCCATCCGGT